GCCCATGTTACTAACTTCTTACAGAAATCATTATCTGATTTACCAGTTGAATTCTTGTAAGTGTTAACCAAGATTTTTTGCTCAATAGCAACACTTGGATAACTTTGTTCAAAAGTAATCGGAAATCTTTCTAAGAAAGCCTCGTTAAGTACATTAGTACCGATAAACTTACCGTCATCACTACCTTGACCTTTTGTATTGGCAGTAGCAACAACATTGAAACCATTAGCAGGTTTTACAAATCTGTTAATCTTTTTAACAAAGACACCAGAACCCTCTAAGATAGGTTGTAAACACATTATCTTATTAGACGCTAAGTCAATCTCATCAAGAAGTAAAACAGCACCTCTCTCCATGGCTTCGATAACAGGACCGTTTTGCCATACAGTTTGACCATCTTTAAGTCTATAACCACCTAACAAATCATCTTCATCTGTTTCGATAGTAATGTTAACTCTAATTAATTCTCTTTTGTTCTCAGCACATGCTTGAGTAACACCCATAGTCTTACCATTACCTGAAAGACCAGTAATAAAAACAGGATAAAACATCTTGCTTTTAATAATACTCTTAACATCTGGATAGTTACCAAATGAAACGAACACAGGATCCTTTTTAGGAACAATGTCGCCAGTTAATGATGATACTACATAAGCAGCCTCAGAAACAGTAGCAGTTTCAGGTGCTTTAGTAGTCAAAACTTTTTCTGTTTCGGGAACAGTAGTTTTTACAGACGCCTTGCTTGAAACCATATTTGATTCAGTAGGCAATCTGAATACTGATTTGCCGACTTTATAGTCAGCATTTTTAATTAACCATTGAGGTGCATACTTGCAACCGAAATGGGCGTTGGCTTCTTTTAGTTCAGTAGTTGTCAATTCGGCAGTACCAAATTTTTCAAAAGCATAGTCAACGAATTCTTGTTGTTTAGTGTTTAGCATAGTGTATTTGTCCTTTTTCATTATTGATTATGGTACCATCCTACAGGCCTTTTACACAAAAGGCAACCATAAAATGGCATTTTTTTCATTTTTTTTTCGTTACCAGGTAACGGTTTCCTAACATCTATCAAATTAATTGCCATTTTTATGCAACCTCCTTGATAAATTTGTTTAAAACTACTCTGGAAACCAATCGATTCGCCATTGATTTACCAAAGATTCGCTTTAATTCTGACGGTGTTCCTTTCTTAACTTCAACATTTGACATATCAAAGTTTTCAACACCAAGTTTTTTACCATCTAAGATAAAGAATTTATTGTAACCATTTGATTCAACGGCAACCGCTTTATCTCTAGTTAATTCTTTTCTCATAGTCATAAGTTTTTTTTCTTTATCCATATAATCTTTGTAGTCACCAATATATCTCTCTAGGTCCCACTTTCTAACTCTTTTGATTACATAGAAACCAATCACATTACACTCATATGTTTTTTTAATGTGTGTTAGTAATTGTTCAGTAATATTATTTCTACCAACAAACTTTGTTTTACCAATCTGATATACATTTGTTTTTCTATATTCGCTGTCATCATATTGACTTTTAGTAGAACCGATAATATCACCTCTAGGATAGTTACCAGCACCATCTGTAAGAGTAATAAATGTTAACTTCTCAATACCATATTTCTTTTTAAACATTGGTATTAGTTTATCAAGATAGATAAGTGACTCGTTTAAAGGAGTATTACCAAGATAATATTGATGAGGTATACCATAGCTATCATGTTTAGCATAATCATCAGCAGATTGATTATGTCTCCAGTTGTATGTGTATCTATTGTCAAAATATGAACCCATATGATACAAAGTTTTTAGTGCTAAGTCACATTGTTTTTTATTCATTCTATGACTAACACAGTTTACTAAATTAAATGTATCAAGTTTCCACTCACCGTTTACAGCAGAGAAAGGTTTTGTTTTTTCATCTTCACGGTAACCTCTCTCACTTGTAAAGAAATAAACTTCAAAAGGTATATTAACTTTTCTACAAAATTCTACAAGGTTGATTAATTGTTTAACAGTATTCATAAGAACATCTGCCATAGAACCTGACCAATCAAGTAACATAATCATACCATGATTTTTACCATCAGGAATAATTGTCAACTTTTTAAATATGTCTTCATTGTATTGGTAAGAAGGCAATTTTAATGGGTCAATAATACCAGTTTTATCTGTACTAGCTCTCTTATAAGCAGTAGCAGCTTTTTTCATTTCAAATTCTTTTACAAGGTACATAACAGTTTTTCTGTTTTCTTTAGTAAAGTTTTTGTATGATTTTTCTAACCACTCTACATATTTTGTAGAAGTATGACCATAATCTTTTAATGCTTTTACTTTATATTGTTCCATTTCTGTAAGAAACTTTTTCCAAGAAGTCAAACAACCATCTTTACCTAGATTTGGAGTAGGTAGTTTACCGTATCTGTAACCATTTGCTTTATCATCTAGTAACTCTTCAGATTTTTGAGCAAATGAATCATCTGTAATTGCTTTTAATGGTTTATCAATTGCACCATCACCACCTCTACCTTTGGCAAAAGCGTCAGCTTTTTCTTTATCTTTAGTTTCTTCTTTTTTATCTAAATTGTTTGAAGAACCACCGTCACCAGATTGATTACTGTCTTTTTCATCATCTGCTTTTTGGTCACCAAAATTATTGAAATCATTTTTTTCATCATCAGCGTCTGTGTTTTCATCAGCGTCTGAACCAGAACCTTGACCGTTTTCTGAATCTTCGTACTCATCATCAAAGTCATCATCATCATTATTAATACCATATGCTTTTGATATTTCTAATTCATCAAAGTTAGGTAACTTTTGCATTTGTTCTATTTGTTCTTTTTGCCAATCTAACATTTCTTTAGCAAGAGTAAGTACATCATCAAAGGTAACTAAAGCGTCAACTTTATCTAACCAAGCCATATCTTGGTCATTAAAATCAAAAGGCAATCTTTGTAATGATTTAGACCTTAGATTAATTTTGTCAATAATCATAAAGTCTTTATTAATATTTCTACCAGAGATACCAAAGAAGTTTTGTTTTTCTAGTATATCAAATCCGTTTTTGTAATTAGAAACTACACCAGGATATTTTGCTTGAATAAGTAAATCAATTCTAGTGTCTTCAAGGACATTGACATATGACCTTAGTTCGTCATTGTCAATACCTTGCCATTGTTCATAAGGAGTATAAAGAGCATGGGCACATTCGTGAGCGATAAGCATATCGTACACATCACCAGATTTTTGTTTGAATATTGGAAGAGTTAAGACACGGTTCTTTACATCAAAAGAGGCAGTCTTAACATTATTGTGTTGTATTGTAATATTTTCTGTAGCAAGTAATTTTGCTAGATTTGATTTTACTTCTAAGTTCATAGTGTTAGTGTCCTTTTTCATTTTATGGTACCATCCTACAGGAGTTTTCCATAAAAGTCAAGCACTAAAAGCGCTTTTTTTTATTTTTTTTTCGTTACCTGGTAAGGGTTACCGAATACACACAAAATAAAAGCGTGTTTGTCGCAGCTATTTTCGTATAATATCGTCTTCGGAACACGATTCTCCGTATTGAATCTCTACGATTCGCAATGGTGATTCGCTCTCATTAGCCAACTGGTGCCATTCTCCTTTAGCAATGTGTAAATTATCAAACTTAACATATTCACCTCGTAGTTCAATATCTGTACCAGTATTTAAAGTATATACCATGGCAGTACCTTTTGATATAAACCAATGTTCAGACCTATTTTCATGTCTTTGCATAGATAATCTTTTACCTGGCATAACAACTAATTCTTTAACCTTTACAATATTCATCTCATTATGTAAGACTTTATAATACCCCCAAGGTCTCTCTGTATGTGTATTTGTCCACTTTTCTAGTATTGCACTAGATGAATTTCTTTTAGAACCACCAACACCAAATACAAACTCTACATTTGTGCCTTTAAACATGTGTATTTCTGGTATGTTTTGTTTGTTTCTATCACCACCATTTGCAAATATAATCTCTGCATTAGGATAGAAATGTTGTACTTTTAGAATTGCGTCTATAGCCGAATTATCATCATCATCAAAACCTATGACATTATCAACACTCTTTGTATTTAATAATACTTGTTCTCTCTCATAATATGGTAAGAAAGCTTGTCCTTTTTTTCTTTCTAACCATTTATCTGAGTTTAAACCTACTACTAATACATCACCAAGAGCCTTGGCGCATATCATATATTCTAAATGTCCTGAATGAATAGGGTCAAATCCACCTGTTATAATAACAACTTTCATCTGTTGTCACCAGAACCATGGATTGTACCTTTCTGTTTTCTTTTTTCTAATTTTTCTAAATTAGCGCTTGCAATGTCGGAAAGCTTAATGTTAAAATCATTAGCCAATACAGCGATATACCAAAGGCAATCGCCAATTTCACTTTTGATTTCAGACACCAGGCTGTCATCATTTTTATCTGAGCCATCTCTTATTATCTTCTTTACTTTGTTGGCTACTTCACCTGCTTCACCGGTCAATCCTAATGTTGGATAGATAATGGCCTGTTCTCTCGGATATATTGCCGTTGTTAATGCAACCTTTTGATACATGTCAAGGTCACTTACTTTTTTGTATTTATTAGACTCGTTACTTTGAGCCCCTAAATCTAGTTCTAATTGTCCGGTCATGGTTATCTCCCTACCTGTGGTAAATATTTTGCTTTTGTTTCTTCCCATGATAGATAGATTATATCATCATAGAAATGTGTTTCAGTTGACACTCTGTCTTGTTTCTTTAGACTGGCCAATCTTTTCTTAGCATACTTGGTCTTCCATAACTCTGTTAATGCTTCAACAGAATTGTCAAATTTTCTAGTTAAGGCAACCTCTGTATGTTCTTCTCGTAAAAATTCTCTTGTATTAGTAAATAACTCACCAAAGTATATGCCTCTGGCATGTTCCGACTTTTGTAGTTTCTTATCAATACCTAGTTTACTGTATGTAAATGCTCTACTTCTATTTCTATGGTCTCTTTTATGAGGTTGACCACTTGGTTTCTTTGCAACATACCACTCAAAGAATTTATATGTGTGGTTCTTCATTAACCATTGTTGTATCATGGTATTAGTAGTTTTCTCTGGTTCATATGAAACTGAACCAGCAGTCCAGCCCATTTTCTTCCAGTTTTTTAGTCTATCATATTGTGATAGAGGTATTACTTTAGTCTTACCGTATAGACTAGTAGTTGTAACACCTACTAGTTTATCTTTATATTGATGTTCCCATGTTTTCTCTACAGTATCACTCAAACATAATAAAGCTAGTAGTTTCCCGCCAACCAGGTTGTATCCAAGTGGCTGTATTGGTACTATTGTACTACCAATGCAAGTATGATTAATCATCTTTTGCGTTTTTCTAATTCTATCCCAACCGATATATTCATCTCTAGGTGTAAGGTCTAAGAAGTCTGAGGACATACAAATAACACCTAGATATTTCTGAGTTACCTTATCTCTAACTAAGAAGTTTAGATTTCTACCAATATTACTGTTGTTTTTCATGGTAGATAAGAATGTTCTTAATGCATTCCAGATTTCAGAACCTTTGGCATTTGTATGTGATTGTACCTCGGCACCATCTGTCCAGATTAATTCAGGTTGTAGATTTAAATACTCTTCGGGGTCTTCTGGTAACCAGAAATTATTTTTGACTTCTTGTATGACAACACCTTGTTCAGGTCTTAACATGGCAGGTTTATCGTCAAAGAAACTGTTTGTTTCTACTGTAGGATATCTAAACTTTACCTCTTGAAACTTTTGATAAAGTGTGTACTCTTGCACCGTCATAGCAGATACAAAGGTCAAATCTTTAATGATTGTTTCTTTTAATGTATCTGTATCAATATCTGGTATTTTAGATAAGTCTGTATTGTCTTGCCAACTTTGCCATTGGTCGTCTATAGACATGTCTTTGTTCCACGAATAAGTCATAATACATATAATACTCTAATAATTTAAAAATGTCAAGCTTGGTTTTTATCTAATACTTTATTAACTTCTCTGTATCTTTTCATTCTCTCTATTTCTTTAAAGGCTTTCTTCTTTGCTCTGTCTAATTTTAATTTAGATACATTTTCTGTAAAATTTCTACCAATTATATGGTCATATTCATGTTGACAAATTCGACTCATCATACCGTCAAGGTGTGCCTCTTGTGTGTTACCATCAGAGTCTTCATATTTCATCACACATTTTCTAGGTCTTTCTATATCTAAAAACATAAAAGGATAAGTTAGGCAACCCTCTTTCATTCTAAGTTTCTCTTCACTAGTAGATATAATCATAGGATTAAACATTGCTAATGACATGCCTTTTTCTATACCCTCATGGCCACCTGCTACAAACATATTAAAAGGAAGACCTACTTGATTACAAGTTAGACCTATACCACCAAATTTTTTCATAACCAAAAACATTGCCTCAACTAGTTCTTGTCTATCTTTAAAGTCATGCTCTTTTAACATATCATCTGTAAAAGGTGCTATTGCTGATTGTACTCTAGGGTCATTTGGTGGTATTAACTTTAGTTCTTTCATCTATCCTCACTTATAATTTATATTGATATTCATTCTTCTTTTTTCATCTGTACAATTTGTGCTTCTATGTAAGATATTACCTGTAAACATTAACATTCTATTTCTTTTAGATTCTATTTTTGAAATGCCTTTTAATTCAGTATAACCGTTATTGTTATTTAAATAAAACAAAGCAACTTTGTCATCATTATTATTTACACCACCATCAACATGATAATTATGAATTTTTAAATTATCTGTTCTAGTATATAAGTTTAATTTAACTCTGATTAGGTTTTTTATATTTAATTTTTTTTCAAATATAGGCATTATTAATTTAGCGTAATCACTATTTACTTTTGTGTCTTCAATTAACATATGAAAAAAAGCTGATTCATCATTAGTGTCTGTAATGTCATTGCTGATAGCGTTAGAATAATACCAAGGAAAATTATTAAAATTAATAGTATTATCTAATAAAGTTAATTCATCTTCATTTAAAAAATTATCAATGACCTCATACATTATATTGTTCCTAATTGTGTGAAGTTTTGATGTTTTTCAAATTTAATAATGTTTGTAAATCTGTCAAACAAAATATCTCCTTTGTGTGATATAATAAAGATGTTTTCTTTTTCTAAACCTTTTATAATTTTAAAGAAGTCATCTGTACCTTGGCCGTCTAGTGATGAATCAAATATCTCATCTAGTATTAGTAGATTTGTATTGGTACTATTTTTCATCCTAGCAATATCACGCCATGTAAATAGTAAGGCAAGGTCAATTCTCATTTTCTCACCCTCACTAAAGTTATTATAATTAAATGTATCTCTAAATCTACTCTTAACTGTTTCATTAAACTCTTCATCTAGGTTAAATGAAATATAAAAGTCCATTGATTGTAGGTACTTGTTAATAAGTTGATTCATAATAGGTACATACTTACGAATTATATTTGCCTTAGCACCTTTGTCGTTAAGTATTTCTCTTAACACATCAACATAATCTTTTTCTTCTTGTACAGCAGCTAATTTTTCATCTGCAATACCAAGGTCAACTTTCATTTGTTCAAGTTCAAGTTCTATTTTTTCAATGTCACCGTCTTTTTGACTAGCTGTAGAAATCTCTAACTGAATTTGGTCGCTGTGTCTTTTCAATGCTGATAGACTTCCGTTTATCTTTGCTATCTCTACATTCATGTCTGATATCTTGTTTGACATCTGATTGAATTGTGTCATCTTCTCTTCGTGTAAATTGAGTTCTCCTACGAGCTGTTTCAGACCTGATTCTAGTTTGTAAATTGTTGAAGTTTCGTGATTGCATTTTTCTTCCTTAAATTTTTCATCTATTGATTGTGTACACACCGGACATGTGTCATTGTCTTTAAAAAAATTCAATGTTTTTTTGTGAGTAGATATATTTTGTTCTATTTTAGTTTCAAACTTTTCTAAGTCTTTAACCTTTTTAGATACCGTATCTTGACCACTTAACTCATTTTGACTTACGGCTATAGCTTCGTTAAGGCTATTTAGCTTTTGTTCATATTTTAGCCTATTTTCTTTGTTTTCTTCTATCTTATTTTGTTGAACCGTCAGGTTGTCGCTACCTTTGGTTTCCAGAGTGGTTAGATACTTTGCTTCAGTTTCATACTTGGTCTTTATTAACTCACATTGGTGCCTCACCTCCGTAAGTTTTTTTTGAAGTTCGCTCTGTTGGGAACGCAAAATTAGGTCCATAAGGCCAAAAACTCTAATATCAAGTATCTCTTCTACAACTTCTCGTCTGTATCTTGGTTTCATCTTCATAAAAGGTTCATAAGAAGAAGAACCTAATAAAACCACCTGAATAAATGACCTGTAATTTAATTTCATTATGTTTGTTTCAAGGTACTTTTGATAATCAACATTGTTGGCGTCTTGATTAATAAGTTTACCGTCACAAAATATTTCAAATAGATTTGGTTTTATACCTCTTCGTATAATATAGTTCTTAGTACCTACATCAAACTCTACCTCTACAATACAATCACCATTGTTAATGGTATTTACCATTTGTTCTTTCTTAATAATTCTAAATGGTCTATTGAATAGCACAAAACATAATGCGTCTAACAAGGTTGACTTGCCTGTGCCATTTGTACCTACAATTAAAGTAGTTTGAGATATACTTAAATCTATCTCTATTGGCTGATTGCCTGTTGATAAAAAGTTCTTATATGATATTCTTTTAAATAGTATCATTCACTAGCTTCCATGTACAGTTCTTTTGCAAACTGTTTTAATTTTTGTTTATCTAACTTTATATCTGTTTGGTCTATATAGTTGCCTAAAAAAGTAAGTGTATCTTCACCTTGTTCTAATATATCTTCTCTTACTGAGGCGCCAATATCCGTAGGGTCTTCTATAACATCAATAGCATGTATGTTAATAGAGTTGTATAGTCTATCCATTAGTCTTTCAAACATGTCATTGTCTGACCTATTAGATACAAACAACTTAACAAAACATTTATCAAACTGATTTATTTCTAATTCATCATAATTTGTTTCTTTATCGTTATAGATAATCTTTTTAAATAGTTTATTAGGATTTTCTACTCTTGTTAGTTCTCTTGTGTCTGTATCAAAGATATGAAACCCTTTAGGACATTCATAGTCTGACCATGTCATTTCATACTGTGTGCCAAGGTAATAGATATGACCGTCATCTGATTTTTTATGAAAATGTCCAGATAAAACTTTTTCAAATCTTTTAAATATAGACTTATCTAAACCATGGTCATTAAAGTGTCCATTATGCATTTCAAAACCTTTTACCTCTAGGTGACCCATTGCAAAGGTGGCTTTTGTATTCTCTATTGTTCTAATACTTTCTGCCTCATTGTCATCACAAATCCATGGTATAAACAATATTGGTAGACCATCAAAATTAACTGTTGTTGATTGTGTATATACTTTGGCGTCTTTACATATGTCAAGATTTTGCATAGCATTAACTTCATTTGTATTCTTGTAGTATGTGTCGTGATTGCCAATAATAATGTGTGTATCAATACCTTGTTCGTCTAGTCTATTCCAAAATACTTTTTTAAAGTTATGAGCTGTATTGTGATTAATAAACTTTCTTCTATCTACCACATCACCTAGGTGTATTAAGGTTTTGATACCATATTGTTGCATATACGGAAAGAACAAATCATTATAAAATTTGTTTTGAAATTCAATAAATGCTGGTGAATCATTACGACACCCGAAATGAGTATCATTCAATAATGCTATCTTCATTTCTTTTTAGATTTCTTTTTGGCTTCTGTTTTGTGTTTTTCTTTCTTGGTAGGTTCTTCTTGTACCATATTTTTTTGTAGAAATTCTGTAAACTGATTTTTAAATTCTCTTTCTTCACCTGGTTGTAAGGCCATATCATCATAATTCGCTTCTTGAATCATTCTTTGTTTAATGGTTACCTGTTTCTTTTCTTTCTGTATTCTTCTTATAAATGCATAGTAGATTATTTGTGTGAAGTAAGCAAACGGATTGTTTGATTTTTCTGGATTAAAATTATTTAAATACTGTAAACAGTTTTCAATACCATCACTAATCATATCATCTCTATATGTGTAGTTGATAAAGTTAGGTCTATATGATAAGTGATTCGCTATTTTTAGAAAACACTCACCAACATAGTCGGGTACTCTAGGATTTTTCTTTCCTGCTTTTTTTGCTTTGTCAACAGTTTTTTTATACTCGACCATAGCGGCCAAGAATTCTTTGTTGTTGACATAATGTTCTGCTTTTGCTTTTGATTTTGCCATAATATCCTCAATTTGTATCTATAATACTCTATGTTGACATAATTGTCAAGCTTAGGTTGTTTTATATTCTTTTCATTCCACGGTTGACAATATATTTTTTTGGCGTATAATAACGGTGTCCGTTTTCAGAAACACCTTTAGGTACCTAATGTATTGTCGGTTCGTCCATATCATCATCAAACTCATCAAAGATTTCATTTAGTTTTTTATTTTCTTCGGGAGAGAATTCTTTTCTATGATAGTTTTCATCTCTCTTAGGTTTATCTAAGTTATCATAGTTCTTAATAATCTCACCATAACTGCCGGCCATCTCTAGCGAGGCGTTGGTGATTGTCATAATTTTATCCTTAGGAATAGTTACTATCTTATCGCCAGTATAATTTGTCCAACGAATCAAAGCAATATAATCTCTAAACCCCATAGGTGTCATTTGTGGAATATATTTGATTTGTAAAGGTTTGTCTAATCTAAGTAATGCACCGTTATCCGGCAACTGTTTGTCACCAGTCGGTAAAACAGTAACAATGTCGTCACCGTTAATTAATTTTATTATTTTAACTGTTTGATTCATTGTTTAACTCTATGTTATGTATTTCATAATCAAAGTCTTCCTCACTATAGATATTTATCCTTTCTCTAAAGTGATTAAGTGTATAGTTCTCTTTGTCATTATAGGACAAGTCATCTGCAATATCATATAATGTAGCAGAACCGTTGTTATCTTTTAGTCTTAAACCTCTGCCTATTGATTGTAAATTTCTTATGCGAGATTTAGAAGGACTAGCAAAAATAATGTTATGCAAATTCCGTATATTAATTCCTGTGCTGAATGTCCCATACGAAGCCACAATAATAGCTCCATCAGCTTTCTCTGTAATTTCTCTAATCTTTTCTCTTTCGTCTGTATCAACTCCTCCGTGAACATAAAATACCTTCTTATCTTTTGCTTTATTTTTTATTGATTCGTATAAGTCTTTACCGTGTTTTTCAACATACTGAAACAAACACAATGTATTGCCATTTAATCCAGCCGCCAAATTTCTAATAAATTTATTTCTTTTGTCCGATTGTACAATATAATCCATCTCTTCTTGATAGTTCATACCACTTACATGTTTACACTCTATAGCACCATGTTTTAAAATTAAACAGAATATTTTTAAGTCTGCTAATTGCTTTTTTTCTTGTAGT